TGTAGCTTCTCTGGTAGCCACCGCCGCCAGAGCTTTCGCCCTGCCCGGAAGAGCCAGAGCCACCAATGTTCGGCACGCTCACTTCCTGCTGCCGGTTCTGCAGGTTCTCCATCATGGCAAGGTTCTGCCTTGTCAGCTCAGGATCGCCCGCCGTCGGGAACAGGGACACATTGCTCAGGTCGTAGTTATCCAGATTGGACAGCCGCTCAAGCTGCGCCTGCGCCACATCTGCCCTTCGAGCAAAGCTCAATGCCTGCTGCACTCTGGAATTATCCAGCACCTTCTGCGCCGTTGCGTTGCCCGATGCCGCTGCACCTTCCAGTGCATCCGCCGCATAGTTGGCAAGTTCCGTCGTGCGCCGGAACGCCACACCGAAGTCAGAGCCTTGGATCATAGCCGATGCAATGGGAACGCCCAGCATCTTGCCAGCCTGCATCCATGTGTCGATGTTCTGCTCACGCTGAGAGCGGCGGAAACTGATGATTGCTTCGGTGCCTGCTTCGCCAGCCAGAGACGGCCCATTGGTAAAGCCGCCGTCCGCAAACTTCGGCAGGGTCACTTCGGTCAGGTTGAAGCCGAACCGCTTTCCGCCCAGAGCGGGCACCCAATCGGGAACCGTGAAGTTGATCTTGTTCAGTGTGCGGATGATTGCGTTCACCACGTTCACCACAACGCCGACAATGCCCTTCACCAGCCCGATGATGCCCAGTACCACAGGCTCCGCCACCGGCAGCAGCTTACCGATCACATCCACCACCGTCTTGATGGCGTTCACCAAAATGGTGCCCACCAAGCTGACGACCGTGGAGAGCAGCGGCATAACCGCCGGGATGCCCTGATTCACGACAAAGCCGAAAATCTCTACCAGCAACGGCTTGATGTGGTTCACGCCAAGGTCTACAATCTGGCCGAACACACCAGCAAAGGACTGGATCAGCGGCATAACCGTCTGGATGGCTGGCATCGCCGCACCGAACACATCACCGAGATTCAGACCGCCGATGTTGAAGCCAGACAATTTCTGCTGGATGCTCTGCAGCCCTTCCGGGGTGGTGAGCTGGCCGAAGACCTGCTTGATCGTGTCGCCGATGCCAGAGATTTTCCCGGTGAACTGATCGAAGACAGCAAGCCCACCCTCGCCGAATATCTGACCGACGATGTTCCGCACGTCTTCAAAATGGTCGCCCAGCAGAGAGACCACCGCCACCATGGTTCCAAGGCTCGTAATCGCCGGGCCGAAGGTTCCAAGCAGTGACATAAATCCGCCGCCCAGCTTTCCAGCCACAGCACCAATGCCGCCTGTCAGGTTCAGGCCGCCTTTGCCAAATACAGCCTTTGCGCCAGCACCAAGGACATTTCCGATAGTTGCTGTCGCCGTGCCCGCCGGGTTCGCCGCTGCGATCATGGCGTTCACCGCATTGGTCGGAATGTTCGCCACGTTGTTGATGTAGCCAGCCGCCCCGAAGATTTTCCCAGCAACGGCCTGCATCGGCTTCTTCTTCCCGCTCGTCAACGCATCCGAGTTCAAAGCACCGATCACGCCGCCTGCCAAAGAACTCAGCCGCCCTGCAATACCACCTTGCCCGGAACTGTTCGCCATCCATGCGCCCATCTTTGCCGATTTCAGGATATTGCCGCGATTACTCCATAGCCCGCGGCCGCCGGAAACTGTGTTCTGGAAAAGGCTGGTCGGACTGAGCAGCCCCATCAGGTTGCCGACGGTGATTCCGCCGAACTTTCCGCCCGGGGCACCACTGGCCTTGCCGCCCAGCGTCAGGTTCTTCACCACGCTCAGTGCGGTGCTTCCTGTGCTATATGCAGCAGGAACCATACTCATGGCTCCAAACGCTGCAATAATCGCAGCAATGCCGCCTGCCGCCTGCGGGCCGTTGTTCGCAAGATAGTCAATTCCCTTCTGAATCCACGGCAATGCCCACTGTGCTGCCGCCCCGATGCCCTCAACCGCCGTGCGCAGCAGCGGCAGGATGGAGTTTGCCAGATTGGACAGGTCGGGCAAGTTTTCGTCGATGCCCTTGTAGATGTCCAGCTGCAACCGGGTCAATTCTTTCTGCGCCGGCAGGAAAGAATCGCCGAGGTCCTGCATCAGCACCGTCTTGGCGTTGTCCCGCATGGTGCGCAGGCTTTCTTCCGTTCCCGTGTTGATGGCAAACTCCCGCTCCATGCTGTTCGCATAAGCAGCCTCATCGCTGACTTCCGATAGGGTCTTCATCAGCAGATCAAGGTTGTTCGTTACCTTTGCCGATCCTTCAACCGCCCACTGGTTAAACAGCGTATTCAGTGCGGCAATTTTCCGTTCGTCCGGCAGTTGGTTGATGGCTCCGAAGACCTTCATCAAGGTTCCCGTTCCGTCTTTCTGCATGGAGGATGCAATGCCCGTGGCCGTGAATCCCAGTTCCTCCCACATTTCATGTTGTGCTTTGGTTGCGCTGCTTCCCTTGGAGATGTTGGTATAGATTCTGGAAATCGTGGTGCCCGTGCGTTCCGTATCAACGCCTGTTGCCTGCATCGCTGTCGCAATGGCCGCTGTGGTCGAAGGATCAACGCCAGCCAGCTGGCCGATAGAAGCCGACTTGTTCACGCTGGACGCAATCTCTGCCGCCGTGGTAGCGTTATTGGCACCCAGATAGTTGATCTGGTTCATCAGGCGCATAACGTCATCATGGCTATAGTTGGTCTTGTTGCCCTCAGCATCTCTCTTGGTGAAAGCAACTTCCCACTTTGCCATGTAGTCGCCAGCAGTCTGGTCATCCAAATCCATAGCGGTGGCGGCAACAGCCGTATCACGCAGAATACCGCTTTGCAGCTGCTCCGTTACATCCTTGCCAGACTGTCCCAGAGCAGCACTCATGGTCGTGATCTGTTCCGTGGTACGGGGAATTTCCGTACTCAGGTCTTGGATGTAATTCTTCATGTC